AGTTTTAGGTATTTTACGGATTTTTCCTTCTGGATATTTTTCTAATATTAATGTAGTTACTTCAGAGTTCCATTGTGTAATATGTCCAGGATATGAAATAATGGGCATATATCCTAAAAAATGTTCAACTAAAATTTTTAAACAAGTTTGGGCATCTGTTCCTTTTGGAAAAATATTTTCCATAGGATCATTATAACAATATTGCTGATAAAAATTTTCTGCTTTCATTCTATTGTGACTCTTTCTTTAAATAATTTTATAAATTTTTCTTTGCCTTCATCAATCGGACTAGATTTATATTGTAATAAATTGCTTTTATCAAACATATAAGAAATATTTACATAACTCCCATATTTATTATATAAAGTTTTTAATTTAATAACCCATTTTTGCCATTCATTATCACCAACTTTTTGAAACTGTTTATCAAGTGCAATAATAATTTCTTTAACCCCAAGAGATAAAAGTAATTTAACTTGATAATTAATTAAATTACTGCCGCAACAAGCTACGCTAATATCCGCATCTTGACCAAAATAAGATGCATACTTAAGACAACTTTTCTCACCCTCAAACACTATTGCTTTTTTAAATTGCGATATTGCTTTTTTACTATTATTAAGATTATAGAGTGAAAAACCTAATGGATGATTGTACATTTTACCATTAATTATCGCAGGACGATACTTGCCATATATTTCATTTTCTTTAATTAAAGTTCTTTCTCTAATACCAATCAAGTTCCCATCTATATCATAATGAGGAATAACAATTCCTTCATTGATTGGATCATAGCATATACCTCTTGATTCCATAACATCAAAAGAAATATTTTCTTTTTCCCAAGGAAGGATGTGCGGATGAGGCAAATATCTTAATACCTTATTATCATAGGCTTTTAATTCCACAATTTGCGGTTGATTTTTTTCTTTATTTCTTTTGAAATTATTAATGATTTGCCAATCTTCACTTGCTTCTTGATTATCTTCAAAATTGAATGTTTCTGCTGTATATCCAAAGTATCGAGCTACAAATGCAATAGCACGAGATAAAGAAAAGTTTTGAATACCAGCAGTTTTATTTACTTTTAATACTAAGTCATATATATCAAAAGAAGCATCACCGCATCCTGTGTAACAATGAAAAAGATGTGTATTAGGATAATAGTAAAGTTTATGACTTGCGTTAGCTAAATCACTATTGTGACATATTGTTTTACAAACAATATAATTATCTTTAAGAATTGGCTCTGCTCCTAACTCTGTTAATAAATCATAGATTTGTTCTAAAGTCAATTCTTTTTTTAATTCTTCTTTATCATATTTAAAATTATTCATAATAATCTTTTAATTGAATTTTTAATCCAAAAGTTAATGTTTGAATCATCTGTAAAATATCAGCGTTATCAAAGATAACAAATAAATCAACCATATTGTATTCTTCAATATTCCAATCAAAATCAAATACTTCTCCATGATGAGGTATAATACAAGAGGCTCCAAAAATGCCATCTGTAACCATAATTTCACTATTTATTACATCTGGGCTATATTCCGCAAATACGATTCCACCATTTGGATATTCTTCTATTAATTTTTTAAATTCATTTTTATTTATAATTTTCATAAATCTCTCCTATCCTCGTCATAGTAAATAATGCAGGCGGGGAATAATCCATTCCCCATTATAGATTCGTCGCCCAATCTACTTACAAGATCAAATACCTCTTCTATTGAAAGGATCTCTTTAAGAGTATCTTTATCATATTTAAAGCTCATCTCTTTTAACTTCATAACAGGAACAAAATAATCTTGGAATATTTATATTATAAATAATGACATCTTTAATTTTACAATGATTATAAAATATTACAAGCCAAGGCGCACCATCTGTATGATAATATTTACAATATTTGCATTTTGGATGATTTTGTCTATATTTTATAATTTTAAAATCCATATTAGCTCCTTTAATGGAATATCATGACAAAAAAATTTATAATTGGATGTTGTTTTGCGATTGCATCAATTTTTTGATAAGTTTCTTCAGCTTTTCTCTAATTTCCGCACCATAATACAAAACTTAACCAGCTCCATAAGAATTTTAATTCTTTATATGTTTTCATATTCTTCAATATAGTTTTGTAAACAACCATCTTTTGGTAATATTATAACAGTTTTATTAACTGAAGATTTTGTTACAATATCTTTTATCCATTTATTCCAATTTGTTTCTATTAATGATATAAAATTATTATTATTTCCTCTTTTAATATATTTGTCTTTATAGACAAGAGCATCAGAAAAAGGGGGTACTACAACAGTGTATTTTACTTTCATTTGTTCAAATTGTTCTAATAACTAAGAATGAGTAGATACCATAACATTATATCCATTATCACTCATATGTTTTGCTACTTTTGCATAACGAACCCAGTCTTTTTCAAAGGGAGTACTTTCTAAATCTACCCAATTAGAAAATTTTGCTAAAGTAGATTTTCCAACTCCAGGAAAGCCACAAATAATCATTTTTTCTCCTTTATTTTTTTATTTCTATATTCTTTTCTAAATATTTTTAATTGCAGTTTACTCTTGTTAAGTTAACCCTTGGAAGATACAAGATTCGAACTTGTCCACTGCCAGGCACCATTCCATCTCCCAAGGTATCCAGCTTAACAGAGCTTATACATTAAAATGCACTACTTTCTATTTTAGGCGTAACTTTAATTTTTAAATCTTCAATATCCATTAATTCATAATTATAATTAGTTACGAATATGGGATCAATACGACATATTCCTCTATCAGATTTACACCAAAGAAGAATATCTTTATATCTTCCTCGTCTATTTTTATATACAGATTTTTTAATATCAGGCATTTCAATACCCATAGAATTGACAATATTTTTTAATGCTTCTCTATCATCATCGCTAACCTGAAGCATAATTTCTCCTTCATCAATTTTATCAGCAATGGCTTTTGCTCCACGAAGAAGATTCTGATCATATATTTGAGCACTACGATATTCCGCATTAAGCTGAGTCGCAGACATAATAAATACTCCATATTGATTACATAAATCTTTTAATCTAACACTAATCATAAAAAGAATATTATCTTCTCGTAATCCTTTCACTCCAGCCTTTGAACTAATTTCACTAAGAATTTTCATACTTGAATGAATATAATCCATAAAGACATATCTCACATCATATTGACGAATACCAAATTTAATTGTATTTTCAATATCTTGAAGTGAAAAGTCTGGTAATTTTTTAATATATAAAGGACTTTTTGAAAGAATTGCGGCGGCCTCGCTTGCTCGCTCCCATTCATCTCCGACATATGTATTCTCAAGAATGTGATCTTCATTTACGCCAGACAAAAAAGCAATCATCATAGTTTGAATTTCATCTTCTTCCTGTTCTGTAGTAATAAACTGAGTTGGCTCACGAGTCCCATTATCTTCCCACTGCTTTGTTTCAAGATTATAAATTTTATTACAAGCAATAGAACAGGCATCTGCAATCATAGACCGCGTTTTACCAACTCCTGTAGCAGCAGACCGCAAATAAAACTTTTTTAATCTTGCTCCTCGATGAATTGTATTAACTAATCTTCCGTAAAGAGGATAACCAATTTCGGGATTTGTTTTTAATCTTTCAAGAAGTGCTAATGCACCATCCCCTGCTTGAATCACTCCATCTTCTGAGTTATCTATATATTTAGCTTTAATTTCATCAATTTTATTATTGATAACATTGGCAATTTCATTGATTGGAGTGTTATCAAACCATGATTCTTGTGCTTCTTTTTTCTTAGCATCTAGTATATTATCTGGATCATACAGCCAAGATAAATCCATGCCAACATTTTTATTATACATTCGTAAAAGAGTCATCTTCTTCATACGATTATAATAATAATCAAAAGCTGCAAGCTGACACATTTCTTTAATATTTTCTAAATATTCAGAACCTTTATTTACTTTATATACAGCATATTTTTTTGGACGTTGTTCTAAATATTTTTCAATATCTTCAATAGAAATCTGTTTTGCTCCAAGCTGATGAAGATTATAAATAGAGCCAAATAAAATTCTATGAAATTCTTGTGGGAAATCTTGTTCATTAAATTTATATTTATCTTCTAAATCCAAAAGAGAAGGATTAATGAAAACATCTCCAATTACCTGCATGTTTGCAGATATATCAACATACTTTGAACTCATTTAATCACCTTATTCTATAATAGCATTTTCTAATGCTTTCATAAGCATTAGTACTGTTTCTTTTTCATAATTTCCCGCCAGACAATGAGCATCCATTGATAATCGAAGTAAACTATCTTTAAAATTATCTCTATAAAAATGTTCTTCAAATTCTTCAGGTATTTTAATTGTAATCCACATTTACTCATTATCCTCCTCTTCCAACCACATATGCGGCGGCCGCACATATACTCGTGGTGATTCAATATTTATTATTCTTTCTTTTGGTATTGTAAAATTGGAAATATCTTTTTTTTGATTTACTAATTGCGCTTGATATAACGCATAATAATAATTTAATGCTTGCTTATAAATATAAGGAATAATACCTATACTACCATTGCTTTTGTCTAAAGAATTACCTTCTTTTTCATAATACCATTTAAGTGTTTTTAGCATACCACTATATGTATAATTATTTTCTTTAACATATCTTTCAGCAAGTTTTTTAGTTAAAATGTAATTATAATCTTCTCCAAATAATTTTCTTGTATAGTCATAAAAAGTCTCAATATCTCTTTCTTCTTGAGACATATTGGCTACATGATCTTCCCAACATTTTATATGAGCATATCTACGAGCGGAGACTTGTTTAGTAGGTTCTTTATCTCTATCAAATTGTTTTTTGCAATAAAGACAAATTACTTTATGCGCCATTTTACAATCTCCTTTTACAATTTTTTCTAATTATATTATAACAAAAAAAAAGAAGATTGTCAAAGAAAATTTATTTCTTTAACAATCCTTTTAATAAATTATTCTGACTTAGCTTCTTCGGAAAGCAAAAGGAGCTCATCGTAAATTAAGGAAAGAGCTTCAACTTGTTCACGAGAACACTGACTCATTTTTTGTCCTCTGCCAAGATAACGATCAGTAATTTGAACGATACGAGGCTGATAAAACCCTTTAAAGACTTCATCAGAATTATTATCAATCATTCCTTTAATTAAATTATTACAGCTTTTCATAAGTTCATCAAAATTAAGGTCTTTAGTTGTATCTTCATATGCGTTTTTACGAGTATCTGTAAAATACTGCGCACCATCTTCTTCAGCCTGCTTATCAATAGCAGTTGCGATAGCATTTACAAGATTTTCGTAAGAAAAATCAATATAATCTGGAGTATATTTAAATCTTGAACCAGCTTCATATCGTGGGGTTCCTCGCATAAAAAGTTTGGTACTAAGATTTCCATCTTTATCTGTTACTGCACGAGAATATCCAACAATATCACACATTCTTGCACAAATATTATTTGCTCTTTTATCAAGAGTAGGAACAATCTTATTATACTGATTACCTGCTTCATCTGTAAATGTCTTATCAGTTTCATGCGAAATAATTACAAGACCATAATCCATCTGAACAATAGAGCGAAGCGCAGTATCAAATTCTTTTTCAACCATCCCATACCCCTTACCAAAAGGAATATCAGAAATAGAATCTACTCCATAACCGCCATCAGACCTCTGAGCATTATCACAAATATATTTTGTACAATAGTCATAAGCAATATCAGCGGTATCAACAATAATTGTTTCAAACATTTCTTTTGCGCGGGCGTCCTTTAACTGACGTAAAACTTTCTTAAATTCTGCCCAAGAATTAATTGGCTGCGGACGAACACCTGCCAATGCATTATAACCTTTTTCAAAAGCAAGAAGAAGTGCGTTAGGAAATTTTGATGCTATTGTGGTTTTACCAGTTTTCCAACCACCGTAAAAAAATACGGAATAACCACGAAGATCCCGACTTACCTGATGGGGTTGGATACTAAAAATATCAATATTTGCCATAATTATAATATCCTTTCTTTAAAAGAAAGGGGAAAATAATTCCCCTTTTATTAAAATATAAATCCACCTTCGGGAACTGCCTGCGCAGCCTTTGTTGCAGCAGCTGCATTAAAATTAACTCCGCCCGCTACTTTATTTGCCTGTCGTTCATTATGTCTTTTTTCAACTTCCGCCAACATAACCTGACGATCCTGTGTCATTTTATTAACATCACTAATTGTAAGAACTTTTTCATCTCCAAAATCATAAGGAACTTTCGCTGTTCCAGTGACAACATATTCACGACTTTTTCTTTCATATGTCTGAACAGCCGCTTCTCCAAAAGCAGACTCTTCTTTTCTTTCAGTTTTAATTGTCATACAATTAATTTTTCCCCATACTTTAGTAAAAACAGGATTAGAAGATGTAACTTCAAGATTTTCAAAATAATCCATTCCCATTTTATTACGAACTACAAAAGTTACTGGCAAAAGAATTGGTCCATATCCAAAAATAGCTCCACTAATATTTACATAATCTTCTTTAATATTTTTTTCTGGATTTGCCTCAATATGTGTTATTTTTGTAATCAACATATCAGTAGTAAAAATATTTCTTTCTGCTTCTGAACCAAGTTCGTTTACAATAGAGCAAAATCCATTTTCATTTCTAATCGCTGCGACTTTTGATCCATCCGCAGCAATAAAATCATTTACTGCAATAGACACTCCAGTACACTGAACTTTAAAAGCGTTTTCTTTTCCTCCGTTAATCCAAGTTTTTTCAGGATTATCAATAATTCTTTTTAAAGTAGTATAAGTATTATTTTTCTGGCCACTTTTATACACTTCAGTTACATAACTATAATGAATTGTAATTACATTTAACCCTGCTTCGTCTACTGCAATGTCAAGGTCTCCCGCAATATACTTTGTACCAGGATGTTTTGATTTTTCTCCAGTTACTCTTTCAGAAAGTTGATTAAAATTATTACCTGTGCTATAAACATATCCTTCAATCCTTTCTGTGTTAATAAATCTTGCATCTGCTTTCATTTTATTTTCTCCTTATTAAATCAACTTTTTTTATAATAATATCAAATTTTTTCTTAAATATCAAATTGATAATTAATACCTTTTTCAGTTAAAGAATATCGAACAGGATCTTTTCCAGTTTTTTCTACATATCCGTCATTTACTAATTTTCGCATCGAACCTGAAATAGAACGACCTGAGGTAAAAAGAGCTTCTGCTGCCTCCTTGGATGTAAAAAGATTAGTCATTGTATCTGCATTCTCCTGCATCCAAGAAAGTAACTTTTTACCATTTTCTGTCATGATTCCTGAATTTTTTACCTTTCCATCTTTAAAGTCTTCCCAAAAAGATGCGGCAAGTTCATACTCATCTGGATAATTTTCTGCATAAATATCTGTTCGATCAAAAATTTCTGTCTGAATAATTTTAATAAAGGCTTCTTTCTTAGTCATTTATGATTTTTTCCTTTTCATTTATAATATATTTTTTATTTTTATAAATATATTATAACATTTTATTTTTAATTTTTCAAATTAAGAAAAAATAAACTATTCAGCATATGGTAACGATTTTGCCCATTGAATAAAATTGTTTTTAGAAGAGTCATCTTTGCCACTCCACTAATTTAATTTATGATTTTGTCTTTGATGCACTATGGTACGAATGACTTCATAGTTTGCACTCCAGGTTCTGGTTTGAAGCCAACTTTCAGGCAACCACCGCACAAGTTCTTTCCAATATCTTTTATCTTTTGTTTCAAGATATTTTTGACGAAGAAATTCAAGTTGTTCAATCATAAAATCTGATAACATACCAATGTCATTTTCAGCAGGTCCGCCCGCATATTCTGGGAGACTATAATATACTAAATCAGAATTCATATCATCGGTTTCAAAACAATCAATAGTAATAGGCTTACTAGTTAATTTATGCATAGTAGATGTGCTATTGGCAGTGGTTCCAATTTTGTAAGTATCGAACTACTTGAAAAAATAAAGCGGCGCTGTAATATCAACAGAAATAAAGATTTGTCGTAAGAATTTACGATGTTCTGGACCGCCTTGAATAAGAGTCTTTGCAAGTTTCATATCATTGGGTCCGATGAAAGCGTAACTAAAACATTCATTTTGATCTTTTAAAATGCCATTATCAAGAAGCCAATTTGCATATTTTTCTTGTGCTTCATAATACTTGTCATATTCATTCTAAAAATCATATTTTTCATTCGCATCGACATAACTTGAAGCAACCTACCAGTCGGCTTCCATTTGTTCTATATAAGCAATCCCAAAAAGGCTATCACTTTTATTCCAGCTATTTTTAGGATTTCTAAGTCCTCGTATAGCTCCTTCAAAATTAAAAACTTCAGTGTGTTCAAATTTCATTATTTAGTAATTCCTTTCATTGTATTTAAACCAAATTTATTACTTTGATACATTTCTATCCAAAATTTTTCTTTTTCATTTAATAATTCTTTAGGACATTCTTCTAACAGTTCAAAAGAGAAGTTCCAAACGCCTTCTTTTTGCATATTATTATAAAGTTTATTGGTGGCGGAAGCCTAGATGCCAAGACCGCATTTACAATGTTGTTTCATTCTCTATTGCACATTCACGCTTTGCCCTATATAACATTCTTCAGTTATCAAATTTGTAATTTTATAAATCCCACTTAATTGTTTTTTCCCAAAAACTCGATTACAAAGTTCAGTCATTTGTTTTTGAAAATATTGTGTCCATATTAATTTACTTAAAACAACTGGATTATGAAAAGAAGATTTTAAATTTTCTAATTTCTTTACATCAGACAAATCTGCATCATTAATAGATAATTTATAAAAATTAATTTTATCTTTTTTTTCTTGTTCTCGAAGGCGCGCTTGAACTCCCGCACTTAAAGAAGATTTGATTTTATTAATTTCATTTTGTATCTATTGTTTCTATTGAATAGCAGACTATCTAATTGAATTTAAATCCTTATGAATATTTTCAATTTCTTGAGAAGCCTAATTATTAATTTTCTAAAGATTTAATTTAATTATTTTCTTTTCTTTCTAAAGATTTTCATTTAACTCTTTTTTACGATATTCTTGAAACTATAATAATTCTTTATTTAACTATTCTTTTTTTCTAATTTCTGAATTAATTAAATTATTTCTATCTACTTGTAAAATATGTAACTAATTTTCTAATTGTTTTTTATACTACTCTTGTTCTTTATTTTTATTAATTTTAATTTGATTTGCTTTGTAAAAAAGAATTAAACTGCATATTAGAAAGATAAAATTTAATATTAATATTATCATAATTCCTCCAATATGCAAAAAATGAGGGTTAGATAAAAATATCTAACCCTCACTATATAATCAAATTAGTCCTCAGCGTTGGGATCGAACTCGCGACCTGCATCTGTAAGCTGGATGAACTTGATTGCCTTATGAAGGCCAGTCTCAGGATCTTCAATCTCCGCAGGAACTCGAACCATAAGCGGAACTTCATTCTTATCTTTATCTCTATGTCGCTGGAAAGCAGAAGTTACAATTGCATTTACAGATCTTACAGACAAAGAAAGAGCCTCAGCAATATCCTGTGCAGTAAAATCTTCTCCATCATGTTCTTTTACAAAATTATAAACTAATTTACTATTCTCTTTTAACATCTTTTTCTCCTTTTTTATCTTACTATTTATTTATTTATTTTTTAAAGATGAATTAATATTTATTACTAATTATTTTATTAGTAAAATCAATATCTATATACTTTATTTTTTTGTTTTCGCTTTATACAACTTTTTATAACTATTCATCTTTTTTATATTTATATTATATAAAAAATTTTTTTAATTTTCAAGATATTGCCGCATAAAATCTAGTTCTGATATAATAGGTATATTGCGCGCTTTTGCAGCTTTATTTTTAGATGACGTACTGTTTACATCATTATTAATTAATAAATCAGTTTTGCCAGAAATAGAATCTGATACTTTTCCGCCATGAGATTCAATAACAGCTTTTAATTCAGCTCTATTTTTAAATGTAGTAAGTTTTCCCGTAATAACTATAGTTTTTCCTGTAAGATTATTATTTATTTGAACGTTGTTAACAACAGGGGTTTCAAAAATTAAAAGTTTAGAAATTTTATCGGCTTCCGCATAATCAAAATTTTTAATACTTTTATTCATTTCTACTCCAAAATTATCTAACATGGAAAAATCATATTTATCATCATTGACTGCATTGCGAAAATCTTCATAAGTTTCAAAATAATTGGTTAAATCTTTTGCAACTGCTCGTCCTATGAGGGGGATACCAATCGCAGATATAAAAGCATCAAGAGTTGTATGTTTTGAGTCCTCTATTGCATTTAAAATTTTAGCAGCTGATTTAACTCCAAAACCTGGTTTCTGTATAAGTTCCATCCCATGTGCATTGGATAAATTATATAAATCTTCTATAGATTCTACCCATCCCCATTCAATAAATTTTCCAAGAGTTGCTTTTGATAATCCTTTAATATCAAGTCCTTTTTTCCCACAAAAGTGATCCAATTTATTAACTAATTTACTTTCACATTGTGCATTTGTACAATATAATACCTCACTATCATTTTCTTTTTTTATTTTTGTTGGTTTACCACAATAGGGACATATTTTAGGAATTTCAATTACAGGAATGTGTTTCGGATTATCTCTTTGTGCGCTTTCTACCTGAGGAATAATTTGATTAGCTTTATAAATAAATACTTTTTGACCTGGAAAAGCTTCACCCATAAGTTGCGTCATAATGGTAATATTATGAAGACTTGCTCTATTACAAATTGCACCATCAATTTCAATATCATTATAAATCAAAACTGGAGTAAGTTGTCCAGTTCTTCCCATTGTCCATTCAATATCTTTTACTTCTGTTTCATACGTTTCATCATTTGGTTTCCATGCAACCGCATTTAAAAAATGATGTGCGGTTTGACCTCTTTTATTACCTTCTTTTACATCATTAATTCGCCATACGACTCCATCACAAGGGATTCCTTTTTCTTTAGACTCTTTTAATAAAATTTGATTAATATTTGCTATTTCTTCTTGTTCTATTTTTGTAACATCTAAAATTAACATGGGAACAGTAGTAAAGCCTAATTCTTCTGCTTCTTCCATATTATAATGATAATATTCAGATGAACAACCACCTTGGATTATATCCCATGCAATAAAACTAAGACGCCTTTGCTTAACAATATTCATATCTAATAATGCCAGTGATCCACTCGCTGTATTTCTACTATTTTTAAATTGATTATTTTTATTAATTATTTTAAAATCATCATCATAAATAATAGCTTCTCCATCTATAATATATTTTTCAGTTTTTAAAATTTTTAAAGGTACATTTGTAAAATATTTAATATGTTCAGTTATATCGGCTCCTTCAATGCCATTACCTCTTGTATTAGCTGAAAATAACATTCCATTTTTGTAAATTAATCGAACAGATAAACCATCACACTTAATTGATGCTACAATATCATACCCATTAGAAAAGGAAATAATTTCTTTTTCATTATGTGCTTTATCTAAACTTAACATGGGTTTATCTGCAATTGTGATTTTTTTAATTGAATCTAGTACAGGCGCCCCCACTGAAGGTTCTTCTCCATATTTTTTAATTAAGTTATCATATTCTTTATCTGATATAATAGGATTATCAGTATTATAATAAGCAAATTTAGCTTTATCAATTTTTTCTTTTAATTCATCTCTAGTCATAAGACCAAATATATCCTCCAGATGTTTTATATTTACCATTACAATTTTTTAATATGCCTGTATAATCAATACCAGTCTGTCTTCCAGCCTATCTAACTCCGTTAAAAATATTTAATAAATTGCCCTATTTATCATATTGATATACTCTTTTCTTATTAGTCTTAATAATTAAAGGTTCATCTCCATATGCGAAATAAAATCCATGAACTTTATATCCTTTTTTTGCCCCTGCGCAAATCTATTTATCAGATATTTTTAATTGATTACTTGCAGCTGTAATAGAATAAAATTTTTGAATAAATTTCCCCTATTCATTATATTGAGAGATTTCTTTATATTGATCTTTTTTCGCTCTTTTTCTGTTTTCTTCTACGCTATATTCAGGATATTTACAAATTCGATGATATACAGTAGAATGAGGTAAATCTAATTTATTACTAATTTCAGAACAAGATAAACCTAATTCCCATAACTATCGTATATCTGCAATTTCTTCATCACTTAAAGATTTCCCATCTCCTCCAGGAGTAAGATTATATCCTTTTCTGTAACTATTATAAAAATTAATCCAATATCGTTCTTTTTGATTCAGCTATTCATTTGGAATATTATCTTCAATTAACTAAATCTAAAAATGTTTTTCCCCATATTTTTGAATGGCGGCAGAAATTGCAGACTTACAATGACTAGTATTTTTAATATGTTCTTTGAAACGTATCTATAAAGACCTCGTTGTTTTTCCAATGTAAATTTTTGAATTTATATCATTTACTATCTTATATATTTTTCCCATAATATAAAAATTCTCCTTTTATTTTCTTATTATATATAAAAATTTTTTAAGAAGAATTAATCATCATTGACCAGAGTTTCTTATAAATGATGATTTTTATTATAATTATATTATAACATATTTTTTTATAAAAAACAAATAAGGGGGTATATTACCCCCTTTTAAAATTTTACAATAGATGAAATATTAGATTTTACCATTATATTACCAAAACTCGTTCGAGTTAATAAAGGTAAATCTGTTGCGGCAATGCATATAGAACTCGGCTGGCCAGTAAGAAGAATTGTATCATTGTTTGAAACAATTGTTGCACCAGCAATCTGTCCATATACTGCGCTCGGTCTATAAATAACTAGTCCTTTTCCGCCTCGACCTTGAATTGTAAATTCTTTAATAGAAGTTTTTTTACCATATCCTTTTGTTGAAAAAATAGCAACAGTATCATTATCTGAATGAATTGGAAGTCCTACAACAACTTCATCATTTTCATCTAATTTTATAGTTTTAACTCCTGCCGCAACTCTACCAATAGGATTGATATTTTTACTTTCAAAATGAATAGACATTCCATTTTTAGTAATTATAAGAATATCTTCTTCATTCATAAATTCAACATTAGAAATAGAATCGCCCTCATTAATTTTAATTGCGGCAATACCTGTACTACGTTTTACTTTAGTATATTCATCAAGATAGGTTTTCTTCATTAACCCTTGTTTGGTAAAGAATACTACATATTTTGCGGTGTTGCTTCTGGCAAGAGAGGTAATTGCTATTACTTCATCGTCTTGATCCATATTAATTAAAGTTCCAACATGAACTCCTTTTGAAGCATTTGTCCCTACTGGCACTTCATCTACAATAATCTTAAACATCTTACCTTTTTTAGTAAAAAGAAGAAGATTATCAATAGTATTAGTAGAAATACTAGACATAATTATATCATTTTTTGTTTTAACGCCTTTCCCATTTTTTCGCTGTACTTTAAAACTATTTTTAGGTACGCGTTTAATGTCTCCAGTTTGAGAAAGAATTACAACACAATCTTCTGGAACAACTTCTTCAATAATTTTATCTTCAGATTTAACTTCAATATTAGTTAATTCTGTGCGGCGGGGGTCGCCATATTTTTTAACAAGATCCCCTAAACGAGATTTAAGAATACTCTTTTGACGATCTTCATTTACAAGAATATCTTTTAAATCTTTAATTTTATTCTCAAGTTCTTTAGCTTCCTGTTCAAGTTCAACTTTTTCAAGTTTTGCAAGAGAAGAAAGCCTCATAGCTAAAATTGCTTTAGCTTGATTTTCTGTAAACTGATATTTTTTAATTAAGTTCTCTTTTGCGGCAGCCGCATTCTCAGAGCCTTTAATCAGCGCTATGATGTTGTCAATATCCTCAAGCGCCCGCAGTAATCCATTGACAATTTCAAGTCTATCAATAGCCTTATCTAAATCAAATTTAGTTTCTCTTGTTATGCAATCAATATTATGGTCAACATAAATTTTAATACAATCTTTAAGATTTAATTCAGTTGGCACTTTATCAACAAGAGCAACTTGATTATAACTAAATGAACTCTGTAAGTTTGTTTTTGCAAAAAGTTTATTTACAATACTTGCGGGATTGATACCTTTATCGCATTCAATAACAATTCTAACACCTTTTTTATTAGATTCGTCACGAATATTATCAATTCCTTCAATTTCCTTTGAATCTGAAATTTCACCAATTTCAGTCATTAATCCTTCAATAGTAGTACCATATGGAATTTCTGTAAATATAATTTTTTGTTTATCAATTTCATATTTACCACGAATTTTAACACTTCCATGTCCAGTCTTCATAATAGCGGGAATATCTTTAGAATTAATAATAATTCCACCTGTTGGAAAATCTGGCCCTGGTAAGGTAGGCTCTAGTCCGCTTAAATAGGCATTGATAGCAACCGCAACATCAGTAAGATTATGTGGCGCCCAAGAGCAAGCCATAGCTACACCAATTCCGCTATTAGGATTACAAAGAAGGTTAGGAAAAATGCTTGGTAGTTCAATAGGTTCTTCTGTCGTTTCATCATAGTTAGGAATAAAATCAACATTATTTTTCTTTAACCCTTGCAACATTCCATCTTCTGTTAATTTAGCAAGTCTTGCTTCTGTATAACGAGGTGCGGCAGGACCAT